ATGGCAACTTGGAAACTGCGAAGTTTATGAAGATGTGAATGGAAATGTTAAGGTTAGAAAAAATGAAGCTGACAAATCTGCAAAGGTTGATGGCATAATTGCGCTCATCATCGCGATGCATTGTTCGCTGGACAATCCACCATTGGGTCGCTTTGGTTTCCGAACTTTCTAAAGGGAAATGATGGGAATACTAGACGCTTTCACAAGAAAAGATAAGGTTTCCAAAGAGGCAAACACGCTGTTTGGACAGACTGCACTGGGTAACAACATTGTCTATCAAGGCAATAATAAGAACGCAACAGTCAATACGCAGATACTTTATGTAACAACTGGTAGCACAACTAATGCTGGTCGCCCTGTTGATACATCATTGCTTACTCGCAACAGCACAGTTATGTCGTGCGTGGGCGCTAAAGCAAGGGCTATATCGCAACTGCCAATAAAAATTATGGCATTAGCAGAGAATGGTTCTTATGTAAATGCGTTGACTGACCCAAGCGTAGGTACACGCGACAAGGTAAAAGCAAAGCAAGTTTATAGTTTGCTGACAACACCGAACAATTTCCAAAGCCAATACGAATACTGGTATCAATGGATGATGTGGCATGAGTTACTTGGTGAGGCATTTACCTTGTGGTGGAGAAAAGACCAAGATAACCCATCGCAAACGCCTTTAGAAATGTACGAACTGGACAGCACCTTAATTGCTGTCACTATTACGCCTACACGCTACCCAAGCTATCGTCTGTCTACGCCGAGCTACGGCTACAACAAAGACGAACCGCTTGCATCGCATCAGGTCATGCATTGCAAAGATATGGCGTGGCAAGGCTCGGCTGGCTTTAACAAAGGCATATTAGCGGCAGAACTAGTCGGCTTAGACCAAGACATTGACCTGTACGCGAACTATGTCATGCTGAACGGCGCGAAGCCGAGTGGTATGTTCATCACTGAAAATGTAATTCCTGACGCTAAATATAAGGAGATTGCGGCGCGACTAAAAGAAGCGTGGTCATCTATGGTCGGCAGTCAACAGACGGACAAGAGCAAGCCCGGTCAAGGTATGTTGCTTGACCAAGGCATGAAGTATGAGCCACTGAAAATGTTAAGCCTGCAAGATACTGATTTAGCCAACTTAAAAATGCAGACCATGAAACGCATTTGTGGTTTGTATGGCGTACCGCCATCCATGCTACACATTGATGACCAAAAATATAACAACACGCAGACTATGTTGGATGAGTTTTACAAGTCTACTATGTACCCCATCATTGTCAATGTTCAGCAAAAACTTAAGGCATCTTTATTCCAAGGCTATCCAAATTTGTGCGTTGAGTTTGATGTGCAAGATTTCCTAAAAGGCGCACCGCTTGACCAAATGAACTATGTGACTGCTGGCGTGAATGCAGGGATAATGACACCTAACGAAGCGCGAGAATATCTTGGCAAAGCAAACATGGATGGCGGCGATGAATTGCAAAGCCCCAAAAAGGCAGAGCCAATCGCTGGCTCTAGTCCGCAAGATACTGGCGGCGGCGGTGGAAACCAAACCCGCAAGATGAACATTGGTAAATAAAAGTGGATGCCATTTTTAAAAAAGTGGTAGGATATTTGCAAAGTTACAAACCAAATGTCGGTGTTGCTAAACGTGGCAGACCGCCAAAAATAGTACAAGACATTGACCGAACAAAAGTCGATGAGGTAATTTATGACCAAAAACTTGATGATGGTATGCGAGGCGAAGCTGATGGTAGAAAACCAATCAGGCGCGGCAGAACCGACAGGCAAGATTGAAGCTATGGTAACGACATGGGGCGCAAGAGAAGGCGCTGATGGTCGCAAATTTAATTACCAGCCCGAAGGTTTCATGGATTGGGCAAAAACATTCAGCGCAGAAGGCAAGCCATTGCCAATGTTTTTAAATCATGCCGCTGACAATATGCCAGTAGGTGAATGGCACAGTTTTGAATTTAATGATGATGGCATGATGGCTGAAGGCAAGTTGTATATGAATACAACTGCTGGCTCAGATTTATACAAAATTATGAAAGAAAGCCCCACAATGTTTGGCGGCGTTTCTGTTGGTGCATACGCTAATGAATACCAATACGTCAACGAAGAAGGTATGCCAATGATGGCAGGCGATGATACTGATGAGGGTTATTTTCAAATCACTAACGGCGGCTTGCGTGAAGTCAGTGTGGTGATGTACCCGAATAACTTGCAGGCAGAAGTGCAATCGTTGGAATATTTCCGCGAAGATGGCTCTGCCAATTTAAAGAATTTGGAAAAGGCTTTGCGCGATGCAGGGATTTCCAAAAAAGATGCGGTCACTTCCGCATCTATCTTCAAGAAGGTTTTGGAATCGCGTGATGCGACACAAGCCCCGATTGAAAATGCGCCACAACAGAGTGAGTCCGATGTGGATGTGACCGAACTGCTCAACGCATTAGAACTGCGTGAGTTAGCCAAACTCTTAGATAAACGACTGAAAGGTTAATCATGTCCCAAGCAATCCTTGAGAAGCTGGATGCTATCGAAGCTAAACAAGCCGAAGCAGTATCAGCAGTAGAAGCAAAAATCCCCGAAGCTATTGCCGCCGTGCAAGCTGATGTAGCCGAAAAGCTGTCTGCTTTTGAAGCTAAGTTGGCAACTGTTCAAGCGCCTGCAATCATTCGCGCACCCCACAAAACTGTGCGTGGTGATGTGAACCGTGCTGTGCGTGAGCAAATTTCTGCTTATTACAAAGGTGGTCGCCAAGGCGAAAAAGAACTGAAGATGTTTGAAGATGCTGGACAGTACGATGCGTACTTGCAAGAAGCATCTGCGCTGACCGCTGGCGGTAACAACCAAGGTGGTCGTACAGGCTATGACCCTGTGTTTGTTGCTCTGCGTTTGGCTAACCCCATGCGCGGTGTATCACGCACAGTTGCTACCGATGGTTCTTCTTACCAATTCCGAGTCAAGACAGGTAACGCTGGCGCGGCTTGGGGATACACCATCCAAAACAACGGCGCGACAACAACTGAAGACACTTCAATTTGGCAATTAGTTTTGCAAGATTTGAACGTTCAGTTCCCCATCCGTACAGCCGCATTGGATGACATTGATGGTTTGGAAGGTAATGTCGTTGACGATATGTTGGCAGAATTCGCACAAAGCGAAGCCTTGTCAATGGTTCAAAACAATGACCAAGCCGCACAATCAGCATCTAACCCCTACGGCGGTACAAACGGCTTGCGTGGTCTTGACCAATACGCTGGCGCAAATGCTACCTACACAGGCGGCACAGCATCAACAGCGGCATTTGGTACAAGTGGTACAGGCTCAACAACTGGCTTGCACAGCTTGGCGACCTATGACCAGTTGACTTCAAACGTCAATACTGTTGGCTTAAACAATATTGCATACAAAGATGTGATTAACTTCATGTATTCTTTGCCACAACAATATTGGACAGCTAACGCTAAGTTCATGGTGAATCCAATTTTGGCTCAAGCTATTCGTGGCTTGCAAGATACCAATGGTCGTCCAATTTTCAACTCTGTTGAATCATTGAACCCTGATGGCATCATTGGTCAAATGTTGGGCTTTGATGTGGTTATCAATAAGTATCTTGATAACCCATTCCAAGGCACAACTGGTGCGGCTGGAACTAACAGTTTGTACCCAATGTACTTTGCTGACTGGTCACGTTTCCACACAATCGTTGACCGCTTGAACATGGTCATGCGCCGCTATGACCAAACAGCACCCGGCTTTATCACCTTCTACGGCGAGAAGCGTTTGGCTACATCGGTGCGCGACCCCAACGCTGGTGTTCGTTATCGTTCTACTGGCACTTCAACCTAATCGTTGCCCTTGGGTGGAGGCGTAAAAACCTCCACCTTTTTTTAGCAACCTTTTTTGGAAAATAAAATGAGCATCACCGAACGAATCCTTACTGGTATTAAGCAAACAATCGAAACAGGCGATAAAGTCAAGATTGACTTGCGTGAAGCGTCTGCTATTACAGGGTCAGGAAACAATATCGGTGGTCGCACTTTATTTGATGATGCGTTTGCCGCTTTGCGTTTTGCTAACCCATTGCGTCAAGTTGCAAGACAAGTTGTCCGTAGCGGGCAAAGCGCGGTGCAGTTTGTTGCAAAAACTGGTAACGCAACAACACAGGCTAACCCTTGGGGTTACACGTTCACGCCTGACAGCGGAACACCAAATACAAACACTTCTATTTGGCAAATACCAACCCGCGTGATTACAGCGCAACTTCCAATTCGTTCTGCTGTTTTATCTGATGTAAATTATTTAGATGAAACATTGGTGCAGGACTTGTTCCAAGAATTTGGCACACAAGAAGCCAATTCAATGATTATCAATAATGACCAAGCAGGCTCTACAACCACCACAACTGGCGGCGTTGATGGTTTGCGTGGTTTGAATAGTTATACAACTGCGGCGGCTTCTGCTTATGGCACAAGCGGCACGGCAATCACAAATGGCATTCATAGCATTGCAACTGTTACACAAGCAACGGCGGCAATTAACTATGCGGCAATTACTGATATGGCGCGTTTGTTTCCTGCTCAATATTGGAATTTGCCCGGCACAGCATGGATGATGCACCCACAAACAATTCATGACTTGCGTAATCTTGGTCCAACTGGTGCGCCAAACATTAAACAATTTGCCGAATTTGGTAGCGAAGATGGCGGTTCAGTTGTTTATATTTTTGGTTTTCCTGTGATTCCAAACCCATATATGCAAGTTGTAGGCGCTAGTAATTTCAGCGTTTATTTAGCAAACTGGACAAACTTTGTGACCATTGCGGATGTGGAAGAAATGAACGTGCAAGCGTTTGAGCAAACTACGCCCGGCTTCATAACTCTGTACGCAGAGAAACGATTGGTTTCTACTGTGCGCGACCCTTTTGCTGGCATTCGTTTGGTTGGTGTCTAACCATGCCTGTTGACCAACTCGGTTATCTAAACCTCGGTGCGCCAACCCGTAATCCGTTTAACTATGAAAAGTTTGAACAGATTGCGCGGGATAACACGACCGCATGGCTGACGCTTGCCGAGATTCGCCAACAGTTAAATTTATTTGATGACACTAGCCAAGATACTTATTTAAGCAGTTTGGAATTGGCTACACGCCAAGCCATTGAAGATTATTTGGGCATGAGTATTTTTGCCACAAGCTATCGCGTGTACTACAACGCCGCAAGCCTGTATGGAACGCCCTTGTCCCTAGACTTGCCCGAAGTCTCGCAAAACAATTCCACACCAGCAAGCGGCGTGACCATCACAAATGTTAAGTATTACAACGATGACACACCGCCTGTTTTAACGACTGTTTCTTCAGCGACATACTACTACGACAACTCAGGCAATAAAGTGGTCTTACAGACCCTTCCAAGCGATTTAAACAGCAACATGACAAGCCCTGTGTCCTGTGAGTATGTTAGTCCTGTAAACCCTATTGCGCTGTATCCAGTAGTCAAGCAAGCTGGCTTATTGCTGTTCACGCACCTTTACAACAATCGTTCAACTGTCGGAGATACAGTAGGCGTGAAATCAGAAATACCATTTGGTGTTTCAACATTGCTACGACCTTACAAACCATTGGTGATGTAAATGGTTAAGCGTTACGAAAACATCGCCGTTAAAACATTGTCGTTTTCCAAAAGTGATTTTGGTGAACAAAGCACAACGCAAACGCTGTTTTTTAACACCCGCGCAACTATTGCTGATGTAGCGAACTCTGTTCGCATATCTGACAAGTACAGAGTTTATACAGACATTGTGCAAATGACTGTGAACTACACACCAAACATAAAATTAATTGTTGACAATCAGAACGCATATTCAATAAATTGGCGCGGCTACGATTGGCGAATTGACAATGTGCGCGAGACAAATGACCGACAGTTTGCCCAGTTAACTTGTGTGCGTAATGACCCTGTGGTGGCGGTGTAATGGCTACACAACAAAATCCAGTTCAATACGCAAAAGCGATTCAATATCAACTGAACAGCATAGTTACGCCTGTGCCTGTCTATGCCACCTTTAACCGCAACTTTGCCATTGAGCCAAAGTTCATAACATGGATGTTAAGAAATGTTCATCAAGAAGTTTTTACTGGACAAACTCAATCAAATAAAAGCATTGACCGCCCGACTTTTCAAATCAGTATTTTCACGCAAGTCATAGAAGATGGTTTCACAATTTCCAATCAAATACTACAATCCTTGCATGGATATAGTGGTTTGTTTGGCGGTGTGACAAATGGTTTTTGGATTGCCAAAGCAGATGTGACTTGGCTATACAACAGCTATAACAACGAAGAAAAACTTGGCGAAGTCTTCTTAGACTGCACCTTGGACATTCCAACATAAGACAAGTTCAGCAATCAATCGGAAGGAAACGAAATGCCTTTACCAACGAAAGTTTTACCCGGCTTTACCGCCTCGCTGTATGTGCAACCAAGCGCAACACCAACACCATTGACCACCGCACAGCTTTCGTTGATTGCAAGCGTTTCTCCGCTTACTATCAGCGGCAACTTGTTGCAAGTGGAAGCCGTGCCAGCATTTGGACAAGACGATGCTGTTGCCAATTTTATGGTGGCTGGCTCGCGTCAATCGGACAAAATCCCAACACAAAGCGCACCCACTTCAATGACGATTACTGTGGCTTGGAATCCAAGCGACTCAGTATTGTTGCTGGTGCGTGGTGATGCTTACTCAGGCTTGGTTGACCGCACCTATGTTGTCCAAGCTACTGATGGCACAGGCACAGTTAACTACGCCTTTAATGCTCGCGTAGGACAGTTCCAAATTGATGCTCAACCCGGTGCAGAAGCAAAAGCAATTTTTACTCTGCACCCTCGCGGCAACCAGTATGGTTGGACAAACACAGCTTAATCAGGAGAATTAAAAATGGCATTACCCTCAAAAGTCTTACCCGGCTTTGTTGCATCGATGTGGATGCAAACAAGCGCATCACCTTTTACCACCGCAAACTTGGCTGTATGGACAGCACAAGTCGCAACTATTGTCGGCACATCCGCTGGCGGAACAGGCGCATCAGGTACTGCGTTGGCAACAATAGAGGCAGTCCCTGCATTTGGGCAGGATGACGCAGTGGCTAATTTTTCGGTTGCAGGCTCACGCCAAAGCGACAAAATACCAACACAATCAGCACCAACTTCCTTGAGCATTACAGCGGCATGGAATCCCTCGGATGCTGGTTTGTTGTTAATTCGCGCTGATGCGTATTCGGGCTTGGTAGACCGCACTTATGTGGTGGCGGCTTATGATGGAACGAATACTGTGGCTTATGCTTTTAATGGTCGTGTGGGTCAGTTTCAGATTGATGCACAACCCGGTGCGGAAGCCAAATGTATGTTCACCATCCACCCTCGCGGCAACCAGTACGGCTGGAGTAACTCTTAATGAAAGTCGCTGACGCTGTTGAAATGTTGGCGACTACTTACCAATCCTTGGACTTAGTTGCTCAAGGGTTGGAAGTACAAGCCAGCGAAGTTGCCACGGCTCTTGCAAAAGCAAAGCCCGATACAACAGAATTTGTTTGTTTAACAGTTCTTGCAAGATACAACCCTGTGGCGCAAGTCATAGAGGAAACACCACAAACGACAGAATAAAAATGACCGACACGACAATACATAACACAGCAGATTTGCTAGGCTTTTTGGTAAGCCAAGCAGAACATCGCAAAGATTGGTTTGGCTTTACCCAACAGAAGATGACTGCCGTTAGTCTCGCGCATGAGATTGCGGCACGTCACGCTGACACGATGACACCTGACCAAGTGGTTGAGTACGCAAAGGAATTAAACGAATTGCTGTTTCACCGATTGGTCAAGCCCGGCGCTTGGAGAATCTGAAGTGGGTGTCACCATAAAGCTGGAAGGCGTTGGTAATGTTGCATTAGCTTTTGACCAATTAGCGGCAGAAATTGGCGACAAAAAAGCAACCAGCAAAGTGCTTGTGCCTGCTGTTCGTGAGGCATTAAAGCCAGTTCTATCAGACGCACAAAGACGAGCACCCGAAGATACTGGCGGCTTGCGTCTGTCTTTGTTGGTAGAAGCGCGGCGACCAACTAAGCGAGATAGACGAAGCAAATACATAACGCAAACCGATACTGTGATTGCGGCAGTCACTACTGCATCAGGTAAAAAATTAGCGGCAATGAGTCAAGGCAAAGGTTTAGTGAGTGCAAGAAAACGCCTTATAAAAATGGGCGCAACCGCAGAACAAGCGCAAGCATTTAAGGGAATTGAAAGTGATGCTCGCGCAATGTCGCAAGAGTTTGGCTCTGCAAAGAATCCACCGCATCCATATTTGCGACCAGCTTTAGAAAGTAACGCACAAGAAACTGTTAACAGACTTGGGCAAATTTTGGCAAGAAGAATACAAGCATTTAAGAGGACATGACATGACACGATTTGCAGATGCCTTTGGCAAGAAGTACGAAGAAAACAAAGAAAAAATCTTTACTCGCAAATTTGAATTGGGTGGTCACACCTTTCGGGTGCGTGTGCCGTATGTGCATGAGTCAGATGAAATTTACAAGCGCATTCAAGAACCAAGCCCCGAAGCCATAGAAAAAGAATACAAGACCATTACAGACCCATTGATGGCGTTTAAAGACAATCCTGCAAATGAAAGCATCTTTGTTTTTACTGAAGATGATGTGATTGTTGATGGTCGTTCATTGCGTGAATCTGCCAAAACTAAAGTGCAGACGCAAATAAAAATCACCGAGTTTTTTAAGTTGTTAATTCCTGAAGTGCCTGACCATTCATTAGCTGACTTAACATATGAGGAAATTGAAGCAGAGTTTCCCCTGTCTGTGCAAAGCCAAATGATTGAAAAGATTGTTGAAGCAATCAGCCCAACATACAAGGAAGCAAGGGGAAACTAATTGGCTCATTGAAAACGCAAGTCATCACCGCGATGATTTTCAATGGGCATACACATGACACGATAGCGGAGTTTGATGACATAACAATGGGGAATTTGCAGACCATGTACGCTGACGGACTGATTGGGAATTATGGCTTGCTTAACACGCTTGGAAGCCTGACCAATGGCGTGTTTAATTACATGAGAGCATCAGGTTCACCAGCTTATAAACTAGCCAACATTCTTGGTAATGCGTATGATTACATCTACCCGCCATTGACTGAGGAACAAGTTAAACAGCAAGCTAATGACCAACTGCTTGCGTTCATGAGTCAAGCGCCGGGCTTTTCCGCAGAAAGATTTGGGGTAAAAAATGGCTAATATGCTTGGGCGGCTTGGTGTTGTTTTAGGACTTGATTCCGCTGAGTTTGTGTCGGGCATAAATAAAGCCGAAAAGAATTTAAAGCAATTTGCGGAAGGCGCAATCCAGTATGGCAAGATAGCCGCAACTGCTTTAACAGCAATGTCCGTGGCGGCAATTAAATTTGCCGATGATATTGCGGATGTAGCGCAAGCAAATGATGTTGCCATTGATACAGTTGTAAAATTACGTTCAGCTTTACAAGATAGTGGTGGTTCGGCAGAAAAAGCTGGCGTGATGCTGTCGGCATTTACAAAATTTATTGATACAGCGGCAAGCGGTTCTTTTGAGGCGCAAAAAGCGTTAAGTTCTGTTGGCGTTTCGTTTAAAGATATTGGCAGACTATCGCAAGAAGAATTGCTAGGCAAAGCGTTAAGAGGTTTAGAAAGCATAGAAGACCCAATCACACGCAATGCAAGGGCGATGGATTTGTTTTCTAAAGCGGCAAAGGGTGTGGCGTTTGATTCTTTTGCACAAGAAATGCAAAAAACAAGCACCGCAACAAGACAACAAGTTGATGCTGTAAAAGAAGGTGCAAAGACTTGGGAAAACTTTGAAAAAATAATCCGCAAATTGCAATTGTCTTTTGTTGCAGAACTTGGTCCAAGCCTAAAAGCTATAAATAATTCATTAGGCAATGAAACATACAACCGCATTTCTATGCTTGGAAAAGTATTTGATTTTCTTGCAAGAAATGTATACAGCACTTACAAAGCAATGCAAAGCATTGTGGTTTTATTTGAACAATTAGCTGGTCAATCAGTCATTGCACAAACATATGGTGAAAGTGCCGCAGGAATGGCACAAACAGCAAAATTAAAACAAGAAACAGAAAGACGACTTGCTGCATTACGCCAAGAATTAAAAGATTTTGAAGATTTTCAAAAAGGAAATACTGGTATTCGCACGGATGTTTACCCTAAAGGCGGCAGACCAAAAGTTGGTGATGAAGTTATACGCCAAACAGTTGTCGGTGTTGACAGCAAAGCAGAAGCATTAAGAGCAAAAGCAGAAGCTGAACGCAAAAAGCAAGAGGCAGAAGCAGAAGCATTATTGAAGCGTAGACTTGCATTAACAGCGCAAGGCTATGAGGAAGAACAGCGAGCCATAAAAGAATCAGCAGATGAGTGGGCGAAGTATGTAGAAGAACAAGCTAAAGCCGCGCAATCACAAAGCGAATATTTCCGATTGTCTAACCAACAATTAGACCGCGACAGAGAAATGATGTTGCTAGAAAAAACAAATTTAAATTTGCGTTCCGAAGAATTAAATTACGCTCAACAAATTTTAAGCATACGCAACAAATACGCTGACCGCATTTATGAAATTGAAAAACAAGAAAATTTAACACGCGAGAAAAAAGACGAATTCATGCAACGAGAAATCGAATTGCGCGATAGGTCAATTCAACAAGCAAAGGAAGCATTAGACATTACTCGCCAATCACGCGAAGGCACAATGGCTGATGGCTTTACAAAAGGCTTTGACGAGTTTGTGCGTGATATGCCAACCCGCATGGAAATGGGTAAGACCGCTTTTAACTCATTGATGAGCAGTATGGATAGTGCGTTGCGGCAATTTGTGCAGACAGGCAAAATTAACTTTAAAGATTTAGTCAAAAGCATGATTCAAGAATTAATTTATCTTGAGTCAAAAGCAAAGATGATGGATATGTTTAAGTCCATGAAAGGCGGCGGCGGTGGCGGTGGAGGCGGCATTATGGATATGCTTGGCGGTTTGTTTGGGGGTGGTGGTGGTGGTATGACAGGCGCACAACACAATATGCTTGCCGCTTCATTTAATGCGCCTGCGGCAGATGGAGGTGACCTTGCCGCAAATAAAATTGGTTTAGTTGGAGAACGTGGACCCGAATTATTTGTACCGCGCACGGCTGGCACAATCATTCCAAACAATCAACTGTCAAGCATGGGCGGCGGTTCTACTGTTAACTACAACGGACCATATATTGCAAGCATGAACGCCATTGACACACAAAGCGGCACACAGTTTTTGGCAAAGAATAAGAACACAATTTGGGCGGCTTACCAATCAGCCAACCGAGGCGTTCCAGTTTCAAGATAAGGAAGAATCATGGCAGTCCCAAATACATTTGCAACTGATACAGGCTCAATACCTTTAGCTGACCTTGACGCTAACTTTAGTTATTACGATGCTGGATTTTCTCTTAGCGGCGCAAACATTACCTACTTAGGAACAACGACTGCTGGTAACTTAGCGTTTACTTGGAACATGACAACTGCTAACTGGTTGGTGGGTAACGCACAATCAAGTGGCACGATTATTTTTGGCGGTACTGCTGGCACAGGCGCAATGACCTTTGGTCGGTCAACAGCCGCACAGACGCTTAACTTTGGCACAGGCGCAAACACCAGCGGCGTAACTAAAGCAATTAACATTGGAACGGCTGGCGTATCAGGCTCAATCACTACAATTAATATTGGCTCTGCGGTTGCAGGCGCAACTGGCATTACAAACATTGATTCAGAAGAAACTAATGTTAAAGGCTTTGCCGCAACTGCACCTAAAACTGTTAATGCGGCAACCTACACACAACTGATAACCGATTACAGCCTGATTGTGACTACGACAGCGCCAACGATTACATTGCTGGCGGCGGCTAGTTACACAGGCAAAGTTTTGTTTATCAAGAACATTACCGCCACCGCAGTCATCAGCGCAACCGCCAATGTTGTGCCACTTGGTTCAGCCACCGCAGGAACAGCAATTCTTGCCGCAACTGCTGGTAAGTTTGCAATGCTTCAATCAGACGGAACAAATTGGGTAACCATGATGGCTAACTAACATGAGTCTACAAACCATACTTTCTGTCGCTGAATCGGTCAGCATAAACGACCACAAGTTTGCTGGACAAATGCTGTCTCGCAATATGCGTATTAGCACATCTGAAATTTTGACTGTTCAACCATTTATGTTCACCATCAAACCGATGAACTATTTGCAGTACTCAATCAATCGAGGTGTGTTGTCTGCACTACGCACGGCTGACCGAATTACAGAGCAATATTTAAATTTTGGCTCGACAGGCTGGCTTAACTATATTGCGTACCAAGGCGATATGTCGGGGGTGCAAGCGGCGGCTTGCCAAGTGCAAACATCTAGCGCAAACAAAACTATTGTGCTTGGTTCTTTGCCTGCTATTGCATCAGGTTTGTTTATTGTCAAAGCTGGCGACTTTATCCAAATTGACCGCTATGCTTACATTGCCACGGCAGATGTACAGCGTGGTGGTGGTGCTACTGTAAACATTCCTGTACATCGTTCTTTGATGACCACAGTTAGCGTGGCTACGGCGGCTGTAATAGGGCAATACGGCACGACAGTAGCCTTGGGTGGGTCAACCTATACAGGCACAACTTTTCCTGTTGTAGTGCGCGATTACCCGACCTATACGCTTGTGCCTATGACCAATGACAGCTTCATATCTTGGGATGGGGCGTTTACTGCTTTTGAGGTTGTACTGTGAACCCAATAGCACCAGTTGAAAATACTAACGTCATTCGTTATGCGGATTTTGTTCGCATTACAACTGGCT